TATTGACAATCTGTTTGATACGATAAACTCAAATCCCATAAAGGTATTGACTTCACCAGTTACCAAAGCTCTGACTGTATTAAAGTCAGCACTTGTTACAGATGTTGTTCCTAATAGGTCATCAATTTGTCGTGGCGATACAACCATGTATCTTTTGATAGATGGATCTACTGAAGCAAGATCGAAAGTTCTTTTTGCTTCTCTCAATTTTGCAATAGTTAATCCGTCAGTACCACTTTCTGTAATTGCTTGTCCACCTGGAAGGGAAGTAGAAGTACCTCCTGAAACGCCAGTGAACGCAGTTCCAGTCGCTGCTGCGATGATTTCATCATCCATAGCTCTACCCATAGCAAAAGCTGCTGCTTGTGCGTATGATGATGTTGGATCAATTAGCGTTCTAATTTTATCCTGGTCATCAATAAGATCAGCATATTCATAATCAACTAGAGATACTCTACGTCTTGCGTGAGGTGTATCTAGTTGTGGGGTATCACCGTGGCGGGATGTTCTCTTTACCGCTGCGACAGAACCAATTTGTTCAAAGAAAGCATTTTTGCCTTGTACAGTTTCACTGTCAACTTTATCTCTAAGGAGTGATCCTTTTTGTTGAGATAACATAGTGACGTTGTTACTATACTGTTCGACAAATGCTGTTGTAATTTGTGAACTCATTATGTTCTCCTTATTAAGTTTTTAAAAATTATACCAATCAGTCAAGCTACCCTTGCGGACTTGTCTTGGATTTTAAGACTTTTGGTCTGCTTTCTTTCTAGCTGTCTTTGAAGACCGTTTTTCGGCTACCTTCGTAACCCACCCAAAAATATCTTCTGCGTGGGAAACCCAATCATTTTTTTGATTTTCTGAACCAGTATCAAAAATTATTCTTACACATTCTAAACGAAGTTCTTCCGTTGTAAATAAATTATCATTCTTCTGTGTCATTTGCAATCTCACGAAGATTTAAAACATCATCAATAGCTTTTTGATGATTAGGATGTGATCTGTTCCAATACGGTGAACCAGGTTCCATGTATGTTGCAATTTTTTCTCTTGCAGCATCTGGTGTCATAATGTTTGCTTGCGGATTAGGTAATGCTCTATCTTCGCCTAATTGATCTGCAAGTTTTGCAAAACCTTTTATTAGATCAACATTGTTACCAAGTGTAGAACCATCAGCTAATTTTGTATTATCTAATTGTTCTTTTGTAAAAACTGTTTGAGCTAATCGCATTGCTGAACCAACTTTGTTTTGAAAAGCTCTACCAAACTCTTTTCGTAAACTTGCTTCTGCTTCTGCTCTATGTGCTTCTGCATCTATTAAAAGATCATTACCAGCTTGTTCTTGTGCTTGATTATAAAAATTTACAAGCTCTTGCACCTGAGTATTATTTAATCCAAGTGTATGTGCAACTGGTTTAAAATTATTTATTAACTCTGATGCTTCACCTTCAATTTTATATTCTTCAGCAGATGCTGGTCTACCTAGTTTATTAAACACATCATCCCAATCTTCTTTAGTTGCGTGTTCATTTGGTAAAACAATTTTATCTTTACCAATCATTTTTTGTGAGTGAATGTAACTCTTTGCTAATCCAGGAACATCCTGAATTGTTTTGAGTGATGGATCTTCTTTTAAATCTTCTGGAAGACTATCTCTCCAATTTACTGTAGTTTGTTCGACAGGCTCAGACTGAACTTGTTGCTCAGCTACCTGGTTTTCTTCTGCCATGTGTTGCTCCTTTTAATATTTTTTTAATAAATAAAATGACACTTCGCTGACCTTCTCGGTAAGCAATATTATTGTTATTGTCATCTATAGTTGAAGAATGAATATGAAATCTATTCTCCAAATCCTCTAATACTTTTTTACCATTGTCACTTTCAAAAGTGATTTGGTAAAACTCCATTAACTGTTTTATCTCCTTTGGTATTTCCATTATTCTTTTAATGCCTTGACCATAGGTGCAGCTTTACCAGCAGCTTCAGCTTGTTCTAATTGTGCTTGTTGTTGAGCCATTGCTTGTTGCTGTGCTTGTCTTTCTTGACGAAGTTGTAATACTTCTTGATCACTACGCATAATTTTTGCTGGCACACCTAAAACTTCTTGTGTGTGTTTTACAAATTTATCTACATCAATGTAATCAAACACTGGTGCTAGCTGTGATAATGGTGATAACATTTCTAACATTCTCATAGATGCAGCTATGTCACCACTTCTTTGTGATCTTGCTAAAGGAGAAGTATATTCAATATCTATCTCTCTACCTTGTAACTGTTCAGGTGCTGGGGGAAACATATTAAGTCTTAACATAATATTAAAACATCTTGTTATAAGAGGTTGTAACATTTCACCCTGGAGCCTTCCTAAGACTGGTGCAAGCATTCGCATCTTTTCTTCGTTACGTTGTAAAACTTCTGTTGCAGTCATGTTTACTCGTTGAGCTAATAATAACTGATCGACATAAAATGCTTTACGAATTGCATCTCTACGTTGTTCTTCGTATTGGACACCTAATCCAATGTTTGCATTTGTGTTTAGTGGTTCTATTCTATCTCTTGATCCTGAACGATAAAAATTTAATCCACCAGGTACAGTTCGTATTGGTAAAATAAAACCATCATCAGGAACTAGGAGAGGGGGATCTATAGTTTTTTGTGCAGCTTTAATAATTGTTTCTGACATTTTATTAATCATTTTAATATCTGCCAGTGCAACCATTGCTGGTGATCTTCCATACATCTCTACTGATGATTTTAAAAATCTTGGTACAACGTATGGGAACTCATCATAACCACCTTCACCTAAAAGAAAATTTGATTCTGGATCACAGTAAATAGATGCAAAAGGTTTATTCAATGCATCTTGTTTTCTTGGATCAAAAACATCTCTTGGTAAAACTATATGTAATAATTCAATTTCTTCGTATGGATTGTTTTGATTTAGTTTTGCAATCTTTTCATATTCTTCACCAAACATATTGACAGCTGATCGTGCTGACATTTTAAATTTACGATAGACCGTATCTACTCGACCAAACTCATTTTCCTGGATGTATATTTCAGAAATATGTCTTGTTGAAAAACGTAAACCAGCACCCTCATCTTTTTCAATAATCATACCAGCTGTACCAAAAGTAATTAGATCCTGGTATAGTTCGTGTATCTCTTGTTGAAAATTAGATCTACTTAAAACAATGTACATTTGATTTGTACATTCTTCTAGCCATTCCATACTTGCATCATCTAAATTTAGTTGTCTGTCTTTGTAAGACATAGAGAACCAAGGAGATGCAGCATTTGTTAGCATACCATGTAAAGATGAAGCTAATAGTTCAGCTGCATTGATTGCTGTACTATCATAAATTTTTTCTGTTCTTTTATCACCTTTAGCTCTTTTGACTGTTACATCAGCTCTACGAGGTAAAACGTAATCAGCTATTTCTTGCCAGTGACTATCCCAAGTACCTCTTTGTGATTTTAATTGTGAAAATCTTTTTATTAATTCTTTTACATCAGTCACCTAGTTTTTCTCCTTCTGTACCTAAAATACTTGATTTGATTTTATCTATTGCCTTACCAGCAAAAGATTGTACTGATCTTTTACTTTTAAATTTTTTACCTTGTTGTCTTGCTTCAAAGCCTTCCATGTAATCTTCGTATGCTTCACCTGGTTGACCATAATCTGTAAATGATTTGGCAGCTTCTGTTCTCAGTAATGTTGAACCTACTCCTGGCATTGCAAAAGACATACCAGCTGTTGCAACTCCTTTAATTAAATTTTGTCTTCGTAACATTTCTTCTGAGATAGGTGTTGATGTCATAGCACCAGTTGGATCTCCAGATCCCATTGCACTGCCACTCACACCATACTTCATTGCTAAACTTTCTTTGTTTCCTATGACAGATCTACTGATACTAGGATCTCCAGCAGCATATAATCTTTCACCTTCTTTTGCTCCTATACGAATAAAATCACCACCAACTTTTTTGAAGTAACTACCAACTTTAACATTGTTAGATTTAACTAAACTATCATCAACTGCTTTGGAAACAGCACCACCATACATTTTATTACCAGCAGCAGTTTCTTTCTCTACTGCTTTCTTTGCAGCTTCTTTTGCAGCGTTTGTACTAGAATTATTATTATTGTTATTGCTAGAGCTACTACCTCCGCCACCTCCACCGCTACTACTTCTTTTGGTTGTGCTTCCACCCATTAGTAACTACCACCACTCATCAAACTTCTATTAGAAATTTCTGCTTCATCTGTTACGCCAGCAGTAGATGTTAAAATAGTTTCATTCTTTTTTTTCTTTTTCTTTTTACTTTCTTTACCTTCATCCATTATTTGTGTTGAAGCTGGTTGTATATTTGCTTTTGCTAAATTTTTAGCTAAATTCATTCCTGATCTATCATCTGTGCTTTCACCTTGATTACCAGGTATCGCTTTCATTACTGTTGCACCCATTATATTTTATCTCCTAATAAACTTGGTTTGTTGAGCTCTGGTTCACTCGTGTCACCTAACACGCTTGTCATGATAGTTGACGATCTGCCTTTCATTTTTTTGATTTTTTTACTTTCTTCATCGCCAGCTTCCGTTTTCATTTCAGGCATATCTGGTAAAGGTTTTACCTCTGGTACTGGCGGCATTACTATTTTTGGTGGTTTTAAAAATCCCATTTTATATCCTATGCAAATACAGTGTATTCGTTCTGTGCCAGCTGTTGTGGCGGTTGTTTTCCGCTTGTGCCTTCTCGTAAGGAAACGGATGCAGTTCTTGCAGCATCACAAAAATGTGAACTCCAATCATGAACTGGTTTCGAAAAAAATTTATTATTCACTGACCACTTGCGGTGGTAGTGTCTAAGAGCATCTATTAACAACTCACAATTCTTTGCATCAAAATAACTTCGTTGCAACATCATGCTTGTCATGTGTATGCCTTCTTCTACTGGCAGCTTCGGAGCCACACGAAATCGTATGCCTAACTGATAAGCTACCTCTCTCCTGGATAAACCATTTGAGAAATCTCTTTGTTCAATGTCATGCGGTGCATAGTGATTACCATACACATAATCTTTTTCATCTTTTATAAATTTTATAAACCAGGGTAAGCCTTCTCCAGTTTTGGATACACAATCTATAAAATATAACTGTCTGCCTATTTCCTGAAAAAATATAATTGTTGTACTATCACTTATTCCTAGATCCCAGGCAGTGTGTACTGGGTAGCCAGGATCAACATTTATATCTTTTATTCTATTTTCTCCATCCAACTTATCCATAATCTTGCCATATATCGAACCGTTAATGGCTGCGGAGAAGTCACATTCTAACTCTTGCCGATATTCTTCATCGGTCATGTTGTTCTTTAGCTGCTTCAGTTCTATTGGTTCTATAATATTTGTTTCACTAGCTTTATAGATTTTGCAGAACCAGGAAGGATCAGCTTTCGCTTTTTTATATAACTCATATAAGTAGTTCCTGGTGGAACGTGGCGTGCCGATAAAGAGGCATCTCCCACGCCTATCTGCCAAACTGGGAAGAATGACTTTAGGAAAAATATCTTCGTCTATTAACTGAACTTCATCCATCACAACCATATCAAAATAATTGCCACGGAGTGCATCAGGATTTGAATCGACACCATACAATGTTAATCTTGCACCGTTTGGAAAGTCACAACGAAGTTCTGTTTCGTTATATTTCATTCCTGGTATTTCTTTTGTAAATTGTTTTACATAATCCCAGGCAATAGACTTTGCTTGTTTAAACTGTGGTGCAACATAACCCATTCTTACATTTGGTAAAGTATGTGTGAATGCAAACTTTATCAGATGTAAGATAGCACTCAAACTTTTACCTAGTCTTCTATGTGCTATGATTACTGCGAACCTGTGTTTATCTAGTGCTTCGTGTATCTCCCTTTGTGGTTTTCTTGGATGATACGGTATTATTATTTTTTTTTCTGACATTTACCTTCCAGACAGTGCTGTCTTTTCCTATGGTGAATCCATGCGTAAGAAAAGAAGCAATGTTTTCTAACTTCTTAAATTCTTCTTTTGAAATCTCAGTGGATTGTTTTTTTTCCGACATCGTGTTGAATATTACTAAATGAAAAGAATTGTGAAAGATCTTTGACAAAGTATTCACATTCCTCAGTTGTATCAAAACCTTTGAACTCGATAACAACTTTTAGTTCTTTTTCGTTTATTGTTATGTTTGAAAATAATTGTTCGTACATGGCTGTAGCTTCAAGATGGGAACAATATATACGTAATGACAGCCAGCCTAAATTTGGGGGGTGGGGGTAGCTTTTTTTCTAAAAACCGCACCCTACCTTTGTTTTTTTGCAACATTTGACATGCTGCTTCAGACTTACTGGTTACGAACACCGTAACTTACCGCAGAAAACAAACAAAAAAATAAATTGCTTTGGATATGCTATGGATCTGGATCAGAACCTCATGATGCGTGCATTATAACAATTATTTCTGTTTGGATAATAGGTCATTACCATCATCCCATCCAATCTTAAAACTTATATCTCCTTTATGTTCATTCACCATCTTGTCATTGAACTGCGGTATAATCTTAGAAGCAACCCAACGTAGATGATACAGTTTAGTATTCAACAAAGTCACATCCACATGACTTAAATCTTTGTTCTTTGATAACTCTTGCATTTCTTCAAAGCCTTGTTCCAAGTTCGTCAATGCACCATTCATTCGTGCAGTCTTAACTTTAGTTGCAAAGTCTTCATCAGCTGACATCCAGGAGTAAACTTTAGTTACACTTGGTAAGTCATTCTCTTTACAGATCCTGGTCAATGGTATTCCTTCCATCAACTTTATCAAGATACTTTCTTTCAACGTATTCTCTGATTTTGTCGACAGACCATTCTTTGAACGGTTTAAGGTTTTGATAGGCTTTGACTTTTCCATTGATTGTTTTTTGACCACTTGACATTCCTCCATGCAATTTACATTTACCATTCTTCATTGCTTTTGCTTGGCAAGGTAAACCATCATACTTACGTCTTGCATTGCAAAACACTTTGCGTAACGGTCTACCTACCATGCTAAGAGAAAAAGAGTACTGAAGCTAAATGGTCAGTACAACACCCAGAACTATTCTGAGTATATACTTCCTTACAGTAACTTTCGTAGTTTTTGTAGCATTTTTTTTTCATCATGAATTTTAAATGTTATTCGTAATAATTCTTTCTTAATCTTTTTATGCAAGTTAGTGCGATGCATACCAAATTCTCTTTCTAATAACTTCCATGGATGTTTAGCTGCTCTTTTCCAAATTAGTTTTCTATCTTCTACTTCAGGTACAAATCGAATAGCTTCTAAAATAAATATAAACCTAGATATACTTCTACTTGCTGGTGGTGGTAATCGCATTGATACATCATGATAACCATAGGTTGTCCAATATTCATCAGGATAATCCATCCAATACGATAGTTTTTGTTTCTTTATTGCACCAGGCAATCGTTTACCTGTACGAATACTATCTTCAAACCAACTCCATAGTTCTTTCTGACTAATCTCTATTTGCATCCAAGAACCTCGGTTGCATAACGCATAGCATTATCTCTTGTTGTTTCCTCCTCATAGACCATCATCCACTGTGTAAATTGATGTTGTGATAGTTTCTGCTGAACTTGTTTAATTATCTTGTTGTGTCTATTCTCCTGGTACGACAATCCATTGTTTACTACTGCACGATAATTTGGATTACTTCTCTTTGTTAAGTTTTTAATTATTGATGTAAGTTTATTATTATTAGATATAGTTAGTTTAGTAGGAGGTGACGGTGGTGTCATAGTTTTTAAGACAGCTCTGTCATACTTCTTATCTATGATGTGGAAGTTAGGTGTATAAAAGTTTTTACCTTTTGTTTTTTCTTTATGTATCAAATCTAAATCATGCAGCTTCTTTGTACTACGATTGATCTGCCTATCAGATAAACCAGTCATGAGTTGCAATCGTTTATTGCTGGGGAAGATTTTACCAGTTGATCCCTGGTGATCCAACAAAGCGAAGCAGACCATTTTGTCAGCATCCGTTAAGTCTTTTTTGAATATAATTATTTTGTAGAGCTTCCACTTTTCAAGCATGTATTCTCAGCAGCAACTAAACAATCGTGTTCAAAATTAGACCAGGTATTTTTTGTTTCCTTACAGATCCAAATGTATCTGTCAGCCAGGTTATCGACAAACATACTGGCAAGATAATCTGATTTATCTTCAGTTGGTTTTTGTAATAGTTGTGGTTGTGTCATGTTTTTCTCTTTCTCCTTGTATTGTAAGCCTGAACCTCTCTTTGATGCAGCCTTTGGGTATGTAGATCTCGCTGCCTTTTTCTGGATCATCAATGTTGATGCTCCTACTGCGAAACAAAACATACTCATCTGGATCATTGGGATTGTCTGTCATCCAACCAACATCAACATTCACCGATGCTTTTCCATCGAACTCAGTCTTCCAAGAACGATCACCTTCAGTCGGATCTTTCCAGACAACTAACCAACATTCTTCTGCAAGAATTTTGGCAATCCCCAAGTTATCCATAACTTTTATCTACCAGAAGTGTAGAAACAAGACTAGACAGAAACATTAGAGAATAAAGAGTGTACAGATAGTGTCTATTGTGTATAAAAGATAAAAATATTATGAAGCAAAACTACAGTAGGAACGGAATGCACAATTTAGCTGAATTATTTAAGCGTGAAAAACGCAATGGCAAATCACAGAAAGAAGCTGCTGAGTTTTTAAAAATAGATCATCGATCTGTAAGCAGACATATGAAACAAAAAAATATTGGTTTAGATATGTTGCAAAAATATGCAGATTATTTGCAAGTAAGTATATCTGAATTAGTTGGTCAAGCGATTACAAGACAAATAAACGGATATGTAGGTGATAATTTAATTAATTTTTATGGTGTAAGTGAAGAAAGACCATTACTAACAGGTGCTTTTTCTGGTACTTGGTGGTGGTATGATAAGAAAACCTTTATGATTATTGATAAAAATGATCCTAAAGGATCACTTTCCT